AAATTGCTTTCAAACTGTTGTGCTTCTAAGTCTAATTCTTTGTCTCTTAAATCAAGCTCTGCTTTTCTAATGTCCACAAGTGGATCGCTGCTTGGACCTTGACCTATAGACTGTAAGAAGTCATCGGTAAGTTCTGCGAGGATTGGAGCGCTAAATTGATCTAAAATCATTTGTATTTCTGTTGCAATCTGTTGTGCTTCAAGTGGAGAGACTTGTTGTAGTTGACTTTGTACCTCTTGGATTCGTGCTATGACCTCTTCAGGTATAGTTTCTTGTGCAAGCTCCGCAGCTAAAAATTGTAGATGTTGCATGCAATGACTAATTATCATGGATTGAATTTGTGGATTTTCTTGAACTACTTTAGTCAAAAACAAGCTGCGATGTGTTTGTAAATGAGCTTGGTGATTTTGCCCTGCAAAAGCTTGAGCTGGTTGTCCTAACAATAAACCAGAGTTTTCTGTGCCAGCATCTATGGGTCGAGGTGTCATGTCAGGTGGAGGTTGTATCAATGCTTCCACATTATCTACACCCAAAGCTGCATACATACGACGGTAAGCTTCGTACATGCCAGTAATACCGTGCACTTGAGGGTTGGATTGAACCATCTGTAATAGTTCTTGTGCCAAGGTTACTCTTTGACTTTGTGAAAATATGTTGGGATCTGATACTGGTATTATGTCAACTCTGCCATCAAAGTCTGCTTGCTTGATTTCAGCAGGCGCAGAACCTGTTTGAAAATCATAAGCTGGTGGTAAATATTCTGCGAAAACTTTAGCTAATAATTTAAACTCTAACCTTTGTGCGTAATGTAATCTTTTGTGTATAGCACTCATAACCTTAGTGCCACGCTCTAACAATGCGACTGTTGTACCAACTGGCATGGCCGCATTAGCATCCCCTATATTCATATCAGCTATGGCTGCAAATCTTTTACCAGAATCTACTAATAGTCCTAGCAGTTGCATCAAGACATTACTAGGCTCTTTTATTGGTAGCGGTATTAAATTTTCTCTAAGCGAGCCACCAGTCGTGTCTATATCTCTGAACTCGCCAGGTTGTAGAGGTTCGTCTTCGTCTCGTATTCTCATACCTCTAGCTTTAAACCCAGCTGGTAAATTAGCTAAGGTTCCTGCGTCTATTAATTGTCTAAGGATTGAAGTTGAAGCTTTAGATAAACCACCTATCATGTGAGAAAGACCTAGACCGTAAAAGCCTAGTCCGGGTAAAAACTTATATTGCACAAAATAATTTATTTTGTTTTTGAGCATATCGTTTTCTAAGTAATTTCTTCTTATGGCTAAAATTCTTTGTGAAGCCTCGTCTATCGTAATGATGTATGGCAGTTTAAGACCTGTTGGATTGCCATTTTGGTCAAGGTCTTCAAAGCCTTGTAAGTCTAAAACTGTGTGTATCTCATATATAGTACGATTACGATCCTCTTTGTAACTAGCTTCAACGCCTTGAATTTCATCAATTTCATTTTGTATTTCAGAGTCTTCGTCGCTATAAGCATCTTCTGGAATATCGACATTTGCATAAAAGCCAGTCAGTTGTTGTTTTTTAACTTCATTCAATGACATGCTAATTGCATGAGTGACTCGTTCAGCTGATGATAAATCGGCAGCTTCATAAGGTACGATTAAATCTTCTGGTGGGATAAATTTAGAAACTGCTTTGTTTGTCACGAAATCAAAATAAACTTTTTTAAATGCAGAACCAGCTAAAGGTAAGTAAAACAACAACATATCTAGTTCTGGATCGTAGTCTTCCATTACATTCATAATGTAATAATTCATAAACTCTTGAATTCTTTCTGCTTGATTTTCTGTATCTATGGTTCTGGCGCCTACAATCTCAGTCTTGACAGGACCCTTAGCAGGTAACATTTCTTTATACGCTTGGGCTTGGAATTGAGTTACGGCTTCTGCCAAAATAGGATGAATTACTCCAGAACTGCCCTCAAAAGGTTGTGAACGACTTTCATCAAATTTCATGCCCAAGTATTGCAAACCGTCTTTGTAGGTTTTTTCCCATTCACTTCTTGATTGTTTATCACTTTCAACCGAGCTAATTAAGTCAGAGGCTAATTTTTGCATGACCATAGGGTCAATAAAATCAACTAAATTAGAATTGAAGTTCATCATGGGCATTTCTTGTTCAAGTGGTAACTCATCACCAATCAAAATTTCTTCTTCACTTACTAAAATTTGAGCTGCATTTTGTATTTGATCGGCACGAGATTCTTCTGGCAGGATTTCTACAGCAGAACCTGTTTCTTTTACATCTGGGTCGTTTTCAGTTCCTAAAGGTTTATCAATAGCCATAATTTTTTAGTGTAGCACTTTCGGTCTGCTAAAGTCATTAATTGCGATTAAATCAGTCAGCTCTCCTTCAATAATTAAACCTTGCATTTCTGCAATCAACTCAGCTTGCTCGAAACTGTCTGCATGTATGTCAGGACCTACAAATTCTAGTTCATCATGGATAAACTTAGTTATAAATATTTTTAATTCTTTTTGCGACATTAATAATAAACGGTTCTGTTTTTACGCATAAATTTAGCCTCTTCTTGATAATCCTCTTTTAGTGACAAGAAACCTCCTTGTCTGAAACGCATCAAAGCCATGGTTGCACTATCACAATAGTCATCATAATCGCCATAAGGGAAACTAGCCATTTCTTCAATAACTTCGTCTGCAAATTCATGCTCTGGAGCCCAAACCATGCCTGATTCAAAAATAGGTGCAACACTATTCATTCTTGCTACTTTATCTTGACCACGACTAGGTGAGTAAGCAGTAACAGGTATGCCCATGCGTCTTAATTCATGCGTTAGTGGTGTACCAGAGGCTTTTGCCTCTATTAAGACACAATCTGGTTCCCAATATCTATATTCTTCTAAAGCTATTTTTTTTAGCTCTGGAAAATCAACTCGAACTCTTTTTGCGTCTAATAAAATAATACCTTCTGGATTGTCGTCATTGTCTCCAAATATTGCCCAAGTGGTAATAGCTGAATAATCCGCAGTATCTTTTTTGGAAAAAGCTGTGTCATAACTTTGTATGACATAATTATAATCTGGCACGTTGTCCTCCTCCCAGCGTCGCCACCACTCCCTTTTTACGATACTACCTTCCTCTGCCGTAGGATTTTGTAACCATTGGCTGTTCCATTTAGGCAAGGGTAAAGACGCCTTTACTGATAACAACTCTTCTTTTTGCCAAAATTCTGGCCACAGTGGAGTTTCTGATTCTGGCATGATTGCAGGAAACTCAACTATTTCCCACTGATCGGCGTTTTCTTCGCCTTGTTTTTTCAAAACTTTCCCTACCAAGTCTTTGGTGCTCCAACGTGTCATTACTATGACAATCGTGCCTCCTGGTTGTAAACGCTGTCTAGGTCCAGAGGTGTACCACTCATAAGCCGATTCCATGGCTTTTGGGGACATAGCATCTTGTTCTGAATGAGGATCATCGATAATAAGTAAATCAGCACCACGTCCAGTAATTGCACCACCTACACCTGCGTAATAACTCTCGCCATCTTGGTTAGTTGTCCAACGACCTGCTGATTTATTATCGGCTTGTAATTTAAGTTCTGGAAATATGTGTTGATACTCTTCACTATCGATAATATTTCTAACTTTTCTACCAAAGCGCACGGCTAATTCAGCTGTGTGCGTGGTTTGAATAATTTTTAAATCACCTTTTCTACCCATCATCCAAGCGGGAAAATAAGTAGAAGCAAATTCAGATTTAGAATGTCTAGGCGGCAAACAAACTATCAACCTCTTTAGTTTACCTTGTGCAATTCGATTAAATTTTTCGCTAATAATTTTGTGGTGCCTACCTTCAATAAAATCTGGCCAGAGGTGTTTGACAAATTTTATAAAATCATTTTGACACTCTTCTTGTTTATCAATTTGTTCGTATCTATGAAGCAGGGCTAAAGCTTCTTGTTTATCTTGTTCAGATAAAATGTCGAAATCTTTGAGCTTGTTCAAATCCATAAAATTAAGCGGGTTGCACAATTAGGTAGTGACATAGTAATCGCACAACCCTAAGCATAAAATGCCTAGAGTTAGTATTACATATAGCTATACTTCGTGCCATTCTTTACCTTGAAATAACAAAGCTTCGGCTTCTCTTCTTCTTACAAGTCCTTCTAACACCTCTCCAGATGCTTTATTCCATCTCTTTATTTGTGCAGGTACCTCGTTTTTTTTGCCTTCATTTAAAACTTTTAACAAGGTTGATGTGCTCAGATTAGTTGGTCCTAAATTAAAAGTCCAACAAACCAAAGCATCAAATTCATTTTGCTCTAGTTCTACATTCACCATATTTTCAACGTATGTTTCAAATTCTTGTAAATCACTTGATAAGTAAGCATCGGCTTCATTTTGTGTTATTGTCATACCTTCCTCTACTCCCTTAACATGCCCAAAACCTACAGTCCAATGTCCTGCTGGGCATAAGTAACTTTCTAATTTACAACCTTCAAACTTTTTAATTAAAGCCTTGCCTTCCTCTGATATTTTCATAATTACGCTCCCCATACTTTAGTTTTCTTTCCGCCATGATATTTTACAGCATGTCCTTCATCTATTAATTTTTGACAAATATCTTCTCCTGTTTCTGTGTAAGGTATGCCTAAAATCCTACCGTATTTACCTTTTCCTAATGATTTAACTTTAAACTTGCCTACACAGAGCTCTTTCAATCTTTCTTTGGCTGCCAATCCAAGTTTTTTTTCTGCTAAGTTTCTTGTTCTCGACTCTGGGGTGTCGATACCGTGCAATCTTACTCTTTGTTTGTGTAATTTTACATCAAAGCCTAAATCTAATACGACATCAACAGTATCGCCGTCAACGACTCTATCTAGTTCTGCTTGATAAACAAAAGCATCTGGGTTGTCACTCATCACTATTCTCCTTTTTTGATTTATCGTAGTTTCTGTAATACTCAACTATCGACAAAATGTTTTTGGTATATCTTGTTATTTCTGCCATGTTCAAAGATAAATTTTCATATTGTTGTGTGGTCAAAGCATAGTAAGGCATAGCAGGGGCTTTGCCTGTTTCTACAAGATCTAAATACTCTTGCATGATTTCTGGTGTTAAAACCTTCCATTTTACAGCTACTCCTTGTATTTCTAAGGGTAATGGAGGGTGATA